TTCATGAAGAGAATAATCATAGGTGCGAGGCAGCGCTTCAAAAGCTACGAGAAGTGCTTTACCTTATTTCACAACACAGCAACGAGCTTGCCGACAGAGAATTAGCCCGAAAAGCATTGGAGCACGGAGAATAATGGAGAAGTTTAATCATGAAACCAGTTGAAATGAAGCCGGGTAGAGTATTAGACGCGCAGCACTTAAGGCGGTGGTGAAATGAAACTTGAAGAAGGCAAGTACTACAAGACACGGAGTGGACATAAGGCGTTAATTTATAAGTGGTGGTCTCAAACTCCGGACAAGTCGTTGATTCATGGGGCTGTATTTATTGATGGAGTGCCTCATGTGGCCGTGTGGAGCTCCTCTGGTGACATAGGAGTTGGTCACGATTGGAATTTAATTTTCGAGTGGAAAGAGACGAAGAAGACGAAGAAGATTACCGTTAAGGCTTGGTGGGACGATTTTGCTTTGTTTTGGTGCAACGGTCCGCAAAACTCATTGAGATATAAACGCGTTCCATCTGAAGACAAGGTGATTGAGGTTGAAGATGAGTAATGGAAAACGGAAGATTCTACAGACACCCATACTGTTTAGACACTGATATCTTTGTCTTGCAGATTGAGCCCGGGCTCTTTGAATGGCAAGAATCTCAAATAGGTATTGTTTGGGTATTACAACGGAACCATAACGATGCCTTATCTGATATGGAATGGTACCCAGAATCACGACTATCCCAGTTTAAAATGATAAAGTAACCCTATGACCGATGAGAAATTAAGAATTAACACTCAGAGATTGGTAGCGGTGATCTTAAGCCAATTTGCGTCAAAGCATAAAGAAATCTTAGATATAAATATATTTCGGGATACCGTGGTCAATATGCTTTATAAAAGGACTCAAGAGGAAATAGAAAAAGACCTAGAGCTTTTAAATATCCAGCAATTAGGCGCTATGATGATGGAACTGGTAAACCTAACCGAAATTCCAAAAAAAAAAGACACTATTGAAGTAACCGAAGAAGCAGAATGGACGAGACCACCTGATGCAGAGGTGCATTAATGTTTACACTAAACTATAAACTATAAACGAGGGGGAAATATGGCATTTCATAAACCAAGTGAAAGACGAAAAGGACGCGGCAAGGCAAAGCCTTTGAAGAGGGCTCGGCCTCCGGTAAAGAAGAAAACCACGAAGAAAAAGAGATAAAGATTCCATTCTTAAATTACCTTTAGAGGTTTCGACCGTATCCTTGGTCGCATTGCGTAATGGAACCAACCTCTTCCTTATTATTATACCGTAGTTACTGTGTTATGGTAATTCGAGGGGAGAAAATATGGCACAATTTACATGGACGACTGAATCGGTGGTTTCTCAAGTTACAGCGGGAACGCCGCAAGCAATTGTCGTCCCACCGACGGAAGTTAAATTCGTAGTGTTTTCAGCCGATGGAGCTAACACCGGAAATGTTTTCATTTTTAAAAGTGGAGCAACAGCTGCAGATGGAATCCCTATCGCACCCGATCAAACATTTACGCTCGAGGTTCCACTTGACGAGAGATCCCACGATGAGGATACGTTTGATCTAAGCACACTGCAAATGGACGCCGATACCGACGGAAACAAACTTAGAGTCAACCATTTGAGTACATAAATTATGGCCAAAATGGGTAGGCCGTCCAAATATAAAAAAGAGTTTTGCGACATGCTCATTTCGCATATGAGTGATGGAAAATCTATAGAGTCTTTTGCCTATAGAGTGAACGTCTGCAGAGATACGATATCCGAATGGTGTAAGGTACATAAAGACTTTTCCGCAGCTAAAAAAAGAGGAGAGTGTGCGAGTTATACGTTCTGGGAGCACGAAGGGATCCGAAACCGAGAGAACAAAAACTACGCATGGACGTACTGGATTTACAGCATGAAGTGCAGATTCGGTAAATGGGGATGGAACCCAGATAAAGATATTGCTAAAGACGTAGCTCAGAAAGTATCTGAAAAGCTCATTATCGATTTAAGCGGAAAAATGTCAGATGAATCAAAGAAATAGAGGGATCACATAATGGGGACTGACTTTGGCTGTAGAACGTGTGGCGCCAAAGGTTGGCAAGGGATTATTTGTGGTCATCGAAATGATATTAAGAAGCCAAGTTAAAACCATAGCTGAAACCTTTATGTCTATTCGGTTCCGGGATCAAATGGAGGCGAAGAACTTCTTAATGAGACCCGAAAAATGGAACATATGGCTTGACCTAATGCGGGACAGGGTAAATCAAATCGATACTACCTTCTACAAAAGCAAGATCTATTTAAGTAAAGCACAAGTAGAAAGATTCATTCAGCACGGCGTCTTGGCTTACGCTGCATATCAGCTTAAGGAATTAAAAGGCAAAAAATGACTGAGGCGTTAAGCATTTGCGGACACGTTGCTAGCATCATTGTTCTGATGCTTATGATTACAGGCGCTCTGATTGACGAAGAATGATTTATAAGGCCTTTGATAAGCAAATAGAGTTCCACAAATCTGATGCCCGTATTCGTGGCGTATTCGCTGGTAAGCGAGGAGGCAAGACCGAATGCGGAGCGATAGAAGCAATCATCCATGCAAATACACAACCCGGTTTTGTAGATAACGGAATCGATCCGTATCTTGGTGTCATACTGAGCCCAACAACAACTATGCTCCGTCATCTCTCAATGGCTAAGTTTCTCGCATACGCTAAGCCGTTTGATTTCAAATACCACCAAACAAATTATGAAGTAACGTGGCCCAACGGTAGCAAGATCTATGGGGTAAGTGCAGATAAAGCACAAAGGCTAGAGGGGCTTAAGTGTTCATGGATTTGGGCAGATGAGATATTTCAAATGTCTCAACAGGTATTCTTAGAAGCTATGGCCCGGGTAGCCGATACCCAAGGACGTATATGGGCCACCGGGTCCTTAGGGGTCCAATACACTAACCCCAAGCAGCATTTCATTCACCATTTCTTTAAAGAGAAACCCCTGCAGGGCTCCGAATGCTTCGAATGGGCTACAGCAGATAATCCATACTTCCCCAAAGAGGAGCTCGAACGACTAAAAGAGAGTTTAGATCCAAGAACTTATCGACAAATGTTTACCGTCGATTGGGATGTCCCAGCTACCAACTTGGTCTATGATGAATTCGACGAGGCCAATCTTCAAAAGCACACCTATGACCCGAAGCTAGAAACAATTATTTCAATCGATTGGGGTTATGCGCATCCAATGAGTTGTTTGTTCTTTCAATACAATCGAGTCCTGGATACGGTCCACTTGTTCGATGAAATAGTAAGCTCTAAGCTTAAATTAGACGTTCTGTGGAAAAGAATTCTCACTAAGCCATACCGCATTAATTTATGGGTATGTGATATTGCAGGGAACCAAGAACGTGAGCAGACGGGAAGATCTAACATCGCCTGGTTCCGGGAACCCCCCAGAAATATTCCGTTTAGATATAGATCAACCGCAATTAATTATGGAATTCCTTTGGTGAGACAATACATTCGTAATGGAAAAGGTCAGGTAAAGTTCACCATTGATCCTGACAAGTGTCCAAAGTCCGTGGACGGTATGAGGAATTATAGTTATCCTGAGAAGGATGGTGTAATATTAAATGAGAACCCAGTTAAAAGGGATGACGATTGTGCGGATGCAATACGATATTTCTTTGTCAATCGATTAGACAAAAAGGTTCTCGAAGATAAGTTTGTGTCTTTCAACAGGTGGGGCAAATGGCAATTCTCTCAAGCGCAGCAATCAAGCAAATTATTGCAGAAATCGAAGACGATAACGAAGTAGCCCGACGGGCACATTCAAAGCGTCGTCAGGATATTTATAACGACGGCGGCAAGGAATTCCTGTTAGAACAATTGGAAAGGGAGTTCGGTAGAGATTCAATCAAAGAGCTCCGATTAGCTCCGCTCAACTTACTGAAGAAAATCGTTAATAAGAGATCCAATTTATATAAGACTCCTCCTGTACGCACACCCTCATCCGAGCTCGAATCAGATCAGAATCTTGTAGACTTCTATACTGAAGATCTAGACTTTAACGAGAAAATGGATAAGTGGAATCGGTATTTTACGCTGCATTCCAATGTGGTTGCCTATCCAATACCAAGGGACGACAGGATCGAATTGCTAATAGTCCCACCCTATCTTTATAGCGCCGTGCCCAATCATATCGATCGAACCAAATCCGACGTGTGGGTATTCAGTTCCTTTGTTGAATCAGGGCACATAACACCTAGGGATGAAGTTCCGTCCGTATCCAGGGAAGGATTTACCCGGGAGCGTGGTTTTAAAACGACGCAGGATTTAGTTGACTCCAGGGAACGCCACACCGACCAAGCCAGGCGATTCATATTCTGGACAGATGAGATGCACGCGACCACAGATATAAAGGGTAACGCGATCCTCATGGATCCGAATCGTGGCGAAGAGCAATTTATTAACCCCATAGGCATAAGTCCTGTAATTAATTTGGCTAAGGATAGGGATAACGAATTCTGGGCGACGCAATTTGAGGACAGTGTGGACTTGAGTTTAGCAATCATGCTCGGCTGGACTGACCTACTCACCATTGCAAAACACCAAGGCTTCTCTCAACTAGTCGTAGCTAGTGCCGAGGAACCCAAGCAATTGACGATCGGCATTAATAAAGCCATTTGGCTTAAGCAGCAGGACGGAATACCAATACCAACTATTAGCTACGTGCAGGCAAACTCGCCACTAGCTGAATATAAAGATCTCTTAATGGAGCTCCTAGGGCTCCTCTTGACGACGGCCAATCTAAATCCAAAGGAAATCGGTGGTACTAACTCCGCTAGAAATTTCAGTTCAGGGTTTCAGGCCCTTATTGAATCTGCAGATATACTAGAAGCCCGCAAAATGGATATGAACCCCATGCGAAGAGGCGAGCAAGAATTATGGTTCGTTATCGCAAAGTGGCATAACCTCATGATTGACACGCAAACCCTTAATGATGAAGCCAGGTCTTTGGGCAAGTTTAGCGAAGACTTCGGTATCAATATCCAATTTGCCGAAGTTAGACCGCTGGAAAGCGAACAAGAAAGAATTCAAACCGTGAAAGATCTAAGGGGCGAAGGTCTGTTGACTAGATCGGATGCATTAAAGAAGCTTCATCCAGATATGAGCGATGAACAGATAGAAACCAAGCTCAAAGAAATTGACGAAGAGCTTAGTCAACTGAGGCAGAAAGCGGTTGATGTATTCAAAGATGACACACAAAAAGAAGAGTAAAGGCGTATGGCAAAAAGACTTGTTGAGTTTGAAATTAAACCCGAGAATTATGTCGGAGCTAGGCTCAAGAAAAAGCTTGATGAAGCGAGTCCCGCAACCATACGACGCATTGAGGCTGAGATAAAAGATCTAGTGGTGGAGCAGGTCCTAGAAAAAGTAGGCGATACAACCTCTCCGGTTACGGGCAGGTCATTCAAAAGGCTTAGTTCCAAGTATGCATCAGTAAAATCTAAAACGGCTGCACCGATACCTAACCTTGAATTAAAGGGTAAGCTTCTCGATTCGGTTAAGGTAATTAAAAAAGATGGCGAATTAAACTTGACCGTCGCAGCCAAAGAGCAAGGCAAAGCCGATGGACACAATAAGTTTAACAAGGCTAGAAATAAACGAATACCGGCCAGGAAGTTTATACCGGATGAAGATAAGAATGAAGACTTCATTCCAGAGATTAGGAATAGAATCAAAGACGTTATCAAGAAAGAAGTGGGCTAGTGGCTGACTTTAAGACCATTATTGGAGAGCTCGATTTGACTGAAGTGGTTACTGTCTTAAAGCAAGCTGGTAACAATGCCATTTCTACAAAAAGCGTATCAGACAGAGCTGGCAATTCAGTCGTTGCTAAAATATTATCTTTAACCGCTAAAGGAATATCTCCCATTCGGGGCCCGGGAATTAAAAGACGTTTTCCAGCGTATCGGGGATCCTATAAAGATAGAATACGAAGGGGTGAAGTCCGAGGTAAAAGGCTTAGACCTGTCAACCTAAGATTGAGTGGAAAGTTTATGCGTGATCTTGATTTTGACACGCCTAGAAAGAAACAAGGTTTTGAAGTCAGGGTGGGATATTTCAATCAAGATGCAGTAGACAAAGAATTGGGTCATAGGCTCGGAACAAACCGTCAAGCAAAGCGACCGACTATACCAACTCTTAGAGAGAGATTTGTTAAAACCATAGAACAGGATTTAGATAAAATTTACGGTAAAGCTACTGAAAAGTTCTTAACTAAGAAATTGAAATAATAACCACATAGGAGGAGAAAAAGTTATGGGTAAGGCAATCGAAGAACAGGTGAAGACCCCTTCGGAAACCGCGAACGCGGAGAGTA